TTGACTTTGGCAGCTAGTTTGGGTATAATGGCTACAGTCGGCACACTCTTTGCATGTCTTGGGGTTAAATTTAATGTTTAATCTTAAGGTTTAAATTTCATGCTCATGAGGTGTTGACATTGGGATGGCTGTCATTAGAATGGCAGCTGTAGGAACTGATTAGCGCCGCCCCGGAAGGGCGGTAGGGTTTAAAGGCTCCGGCCTGTACACCTAGACCGACAACGCTGTTTAACAATCCGGGAACGTCACTGACCGCCAAGCAAAACGCTTGATTGCGGCGTTAGGCGTTCCTAACTATAGGAGACTATGACCATGGCTAAGAATGAAACCAATGTGATCTCCCTCCCGAAAACCAAAAAGGCGCAGGAAGCTGCCGCTATTGCGGTCCAGAACGTCGTCAAGTTCTATGATCGCTGCAAGAGTCCGGGCGGATATGAGGAAATTCAGAAAGCCGAAAAGGCGGTTCGTGGTGAACTGACGGGATACGTGGTAGCGATTGCTGCCGCTGCCGTCGGACTGGCCGGCAATGACTTGACGCAGGGAATTGCCTTCTTCAAGTCGCTTTGCAAGCGGGCGGAGGAAGCGCTGCAGGCCAAGTATCCCGACAAGGATGGCAAGGCGCAGGCTATCACGAAGCTTCTGCCGTCGTGGGCGCCGACGAAATCCAGCGTTCTCGCGGGGATGGAGAAGAAGAAGATCAATCCCGCTAAATGCAAGGATGGTACCGAGTTTATGCAGAAGGTTCGGGCACGCGCAGCCAATAAGGGCGCGGACGGTTCCCGGAATGATGATCCGGCCGATTCGGATTTCATGACCGATCACATGGCGGCCGCATGGGATGATCTGCGCAAGCTGGTGCTGGATATGAGCGCCAAACAGCAGGACGGTTTCGCTGTCGTGCTGGCCAAGCTGGTGCGGGAAACCCGGAAGAACATCCAGAAGCCCGCGAAGGGCGGCGAGGAAGATGTCGGCGGCAAGGCCGCGAACGCTGCCTAATACGGCAGCAATTGACCCCGGCAGGGAAACCTGTCCGGGGTTTTTTATTGCCTGTAATTTGCCTAGGCAATATTTGACATTGGCAGCTATATGTGCTATACTATCTCCTCAAGCTGGGAATTCGGATAAAGGCGTCGGGAAATGATCGGGAAAATGAGACCGATCGGGAATCAAATCGGAAAGTTTAAGTTTAAAGTTTAATTTTAAACGTTAAATTTAAGCTTTTGAGGTAGATAGGCAGAATTGAGGGATAGCCTCCTCATACCTATCCCGTGCTAATGACACGGACAAAAGCCGGGCTGTGGCGGCCCCCATAGGAGCATGTATACAATCCCGTTGCGTAAACGGCCAAGGGTGGGCAGACAGTATCTGCGGCACCCATTAATTTTAAGGTACTCCCGGGGCTTACCTAGTACTGGTTAGAGATTGAGCCAGCTAAGTTGTCATAGCGACGCATAGCAAGAAATGCGGAATCGTTGTACTAGCTAGGTGGACGGGTGGGCATCACGTCATAGGGGCGTGAATCAGGCGGAACCGGCCGCTATCCTGCCTCGGGAGTATCCTTATAGAGTTCGCTGACAGACTAACCACACAAACGACTAAAGAACTGGAGGGTATTTATATGCGCTAGTACTTAAACCGTAGAAAAGCTGAGACTTGAGATATTTTGTTTTTGTAATCCAAAGTCCAGTTTTGTTGGAAAAATGAGACCGGGGCTGGGCTGCGTGTAAAAAACGTGGTCCAGCCCCACCCCATTTCTAGGGAGTTAAAATTAAACTCTTATGACTACCGAACCAATCGTGCTGCCTCGCATTATGCAGGCAAAATACCGCATCGGTATCGCTCAAGACGGGCCCGTGATCGGGACTGTAGGCAAGATTCGCTTCCGATTCTTCATGGATCGCCGATACGCTGCAATAGCGTTAGGGCAGGAAGCTTCAAACCTCGCAAATGTGTCCCTGCATTTGCAGACTGGCCTGTACTCCGTAACCCCCGACAAAGTGGAAGATTTAGAATTAACTCCAGTAAAGAAAGAACTGGAGCCGGGCGATTTCGAGTCCTATGCCTCTCAAGCCATGCAAAACGAGTAAAGGAGTTTAGTACGTGAAAAAGCATTTTTGGCTGCCCAATGCGGTAGCTACGGGTCTGTGCATTCTGTTGTTCACGCTCATTGCGTTGTTCCTGTTCTCAGGATGTGCAAGCAAGACTGATCCTGCCCCCAGCACTGGTAGGAGCTATCCGGGCACGTTACAAGCAATGGACGAAGGCCGCTACGTCTATCGCTATACGGATACGTATGGCGTCACGTGTTACGTTGTCCCCGGATCGGGGATTTCCTGCAATTTCCCGGAAAAGCCCCAGAATCTGACTGATGCTGAGTTCTTGGTTCTAACCTCGGAGGCTCGATAGCATCATGGAAAAGCCCACAGTTCATTATGTGCGCGATAGCCTGCAATGGGCCTACAATGGAGTAATGCTCAAGCCCATCGACCACACTTCCCCGCTTGTGTCCAACACTCGCATGGCTCGGACTTCTCCTGTAATTGCGTGGGACAAAGAGACGGGGCGCATCGAGACCAAGAATACCATTTACATTCCGGAGGTCTAAGATCATGGAACTCAAAACTGCTGCTGAACAGGCGTTGGTATCCCTCAAAGGTGAGATACCCATTGCTGTCAAAGAACTACTCACGTACTACACGGTGATTAATGCTGTATATGCTGTGATTGGTTTGATATTAATTGTAATGGGATTTAGAGCCTTGAAACACATACAAGCTCTGTGCTCTTATGACAATAGCCGAACGTCAGTAGCGCAAGACGACGCATTTCATGCGGGGCATGTGCCGTGGTTGTTTTGCCAGATTCCAGCATTTATTGCTGGTGTGCTTATGTTTTTCGGCCATATCGAGCCATTACTGAAAGTTACCCTCGCCCCACGCATCTGGCTCATGGAGTACGCCGCAAGTCTGGTCAAGTAAAGTTTAAACTTTAAAATTAAAGGTTGGATTTAATGCGCCTACCTTCCGATCCGTGCCGAATGCTCGGCGGTTCCAGAAAGCACAAGAAAAGCCCATCCTTACGTCTCGATAACATGCCTGCACGGGACCAGATGCAGAAGAACGGGACGTACTACAAGTCGGGGTATCTAACCGCATTCAATAGAAAAGCTCATCGAGCGTCTACACCAGCGCCCTCCCCATCATCCAATAGATGGGCTATGGCCTTCTTCGGCCTGATAGGCGACGACCCGTTGCCAAATGAGGGGAACTTTAAAATTAATCCCAAGGGAGTTTTCGTTATCTGTTTTGATGGCGTTGAGGTTTGTAGTTTCTTAGACACAGTACCAGCGTGGAATGCGTTTTATGAACTGAAACGCTATTCACGACAGACTGTTACATTTCTTTTCCACACCAGAGGATAGTATGTCCAAAGACAGAGTTCGTATTGGTTGTGATCCGGAAATCTTCCTGTCCGATGCAAAGGGCAAGATTGTTCCTGTCACTGGCATGGTGGGAGGTACAAAGTCCTCCACTGTCCCTTTGCTCTCGTTGCTGCATGGAGGTCTGCCGGACAGCTCGACCGTCCATTATAAGAAGTTCTTCAAGTCCCCTGAGTTCGGGATTCTCGAAGATGGTCCATGCCTTGAGTTTAATGTACCATCCAGCAGTGAGTGGGATCGTTTTTGTTCAAATGTCACTCAAGTAGTGTGTCTAATCGAAAGCTGGGCCCACAATAAGGGCCTTAAACTGGCCCTCGGTACTCCCGAAGCAGAGTTCAGCGAGGAAACCTTCGAGAAGAACTCCGTTCTCAAGGATATCGGCTGCTCACCGGACTTCGATGCCTATGGAGATTGCCGGTCGCGCAAGCCTATTACTCACGCTGATCTGGGTACGAAACGCTTTTCCGGTGGTCACATTCATCTGGGCTACAATACGGAAATGGTGCCTCCGTATATCATGGCAAAGTTCATGGACCTGATTGTCGGCCTGCCTCTGGTCATCCTCGGAGAAAAGCAGGGAGGTCGCCGAGCCGTCTATGGACAGGCCGGTCTGTACCGTCCTAAGCCGTATGGAGTGGAATACCGTACTCCGTCCAATCTCTGGGTCAAGCACACTGGGACTAACGCTGTGATGTACTTGACTTCCGCTATTCTGTCCCTCGGACGCATGGCGGATACGATGGTTCCCATGCTCAAGGGAGCCTGTGCTCCGGGAGTAATTCCATGGGTAGAGGTCCGTCGAGCCATCAATAACGAGGACCGCAATCTCGCCATTGATGTGTTTGCGTACATTCAGAGACAGTTCCCGGACCTAATGAATGCTTCTGCTGGAGCCATCAAAGGGAACGCTCCGATCTGGGACCCTGAGTATAAGGCGACTCCAAAGAGCAAGAAAGAAGCTGCATTGGAGGCTTATTATGAACCGGCACTACAGCTCCCGCCTCTAGAAATTCGGCGAATGGACGCAGCAGATCGGGTTGTAATCAATCGTCGTTAAACTTAAAGGTTAATATTAATGTACCGTCCACCAGACATTGATAATTTCCATGATTTCTGGGCCTACTACCGTAATAGGTGGCTGGGTCTTCCAGTCGGGTTCGCCGCTTCTCTCCTAAAGAAAGAGGAGTTGAAGGGACTGGGTACAGCCCTATCCCTTCCTGCTACTCCTGTGGAACATGAAGGCGAAGGCAGTAAAATGTACTTTGCCCTCTATCTTCCATACAACGAGTTTGCTGCTTCTGCCAACATCGTCCTGTCATACAAGCAGCTGCTTGCGAATGCTCAGTTCGGTCAGCCGCAAATCGGCATGATCGAGTATGGGCGTTCGGCTGCTTTCTACGAGAAGGGGAGTCCACGAGTAGCTCATAGAGGACTCAATACCCCTCGGCGTAATGACTTCTATGTCATCAACGGATTCGCTGTACGCAATGAGAATCCTACGAATGGACAACTCATTTGGCAGTGCTTCAATCCCACGTTCACTCCATTCGCGGAGGCCGTCAGGCTTGTGCAAGGTCGTGCCAGAGAGGCCGTACCTATCGCATCTGACTGGGCTGTCTCCAGCGATGGATTGGAGACGTTGCTGTGGTTCCGAACTTTTCCGGTAGCTTATGTGGAGACCAATCGCGTCCGCATGTTTCCCGACAAGGAAGGAGAAGCAGAAGTACTTGCTATGGAATCTATCCTTCCCATCAATTACTCGATAAGGAGCGCCTAGTATGGGGATTAAATCGGTAGGAGAAGTGTTTCGGCACAGTCCTCCCGCCCACACATATTCCAGCGGGAGCATTCTCATCGACCAGTCTACGAGGCTGGGAGTTGAGTTTGAATTTGAGGGAGTAAATCGGCTGCCCGAGCCATCCCAGGCGTACAACTCCCTCTGGGCTAACAAGGAAGACGGATCTTTGCGAGGGGCGGGGAGAGAGTTTGTATTCTCCGTTCCCCTGTTCGGGAAGGACGCAGAGAACGCCATTTCGTGGATGATTGGCGAGGCTACTCGACTAAAGTACAAGACCTCGGTCCGGACAGGACTGCACGTTCATCTCGATGTGCGTGAGCTTACTCCAGAGCAGTTTGTACAGTTTTCCATGATCTACGCTCTAGCGGAACCTTTCCTGTTCTGGTGGATCGGGAAACACCGAGAAGAATCTGCGTTCTGTGTGCCGTGGTATTATGCCACCAAGACTCTCAAGTCTGTCGGGAATATCGTCAAGCAAGTTAAGGATGAAAATCCCACTGCTAAGCAGTTCTCCGATGTGTTTGAGCGGTACTCTGCGCTTAATTTTAATGCTCTGAGCAGGTTCGGTTCAGTAGAGTTTCGTCACATGGAGCAGACTCTGAATCTGAATAAAATCTTTGCGTGGATCAACCTGCTACTTGCTATCAAACAGCAAGCGGTTAAGGGGGACTTGCCTGCAAAGGCGCTCACTGATCCCTACACGTTCCTCGTAACTGTGTTCAAGGATCGCGCTCCTGAGTTGCGAGACTTCACACGGGAAGCATTGACTTCGGCCTTCCTCAAGGGGAGAAAGACTTACATATCACTTCAATCTGATCTTAAGACGACTCTCGGGGAATGGGGAGAACAGCCTCAGATAGCTCGCCCAGTCCCACGTATTAATGATCCGTGGGCTATCGTTAACGTACGCAATGAGTTTTAACACAGGAGTACAAGAGTAAAGTATGTGTGGACTGACAGGTCAAGCCTCGACTGAGGCAAACAAGGAAGCCAATACTAGGAGGGACGTATTCCGTGAATGCCTCCTTACTTCTGTGCTTCGTGGGGCGGATGCTACAGGCATCGCTTACATCAAACGAGGAGCCGAGAAAAGCCCAGCGGATATGTTCAAGAAGGCAGTAGCTGCACCTGATTTTTTGCAGCTGTCCCGCTTCGACAAGATCATGTCGGACTTTGCTGATTATTCCATCATCTTGGGGCACACCCGTGCCGCCACGTATGGGAAGTCATCAGACAAGAACGCCCATCCGTTCCAAGAGGGACCAATCACCCTCACGCACAACGGAAACATTTCCAATGCGTACGCCTTGCTCCCGCATGACAAATATCCCAGTGGTGCTGATGTGGACAGCCACAGGCTCACTATCGCTATGGCCCGCGACGGAGAACTCGAAACCCTCCAACGGGCAGAGGGAGCCTATGCTTTGGCTTGGCACAACGCGGAGAAAGGTACGCTTAACTTCGCTCGAAATGCAGGCCGGCCTCTCAAGTTTGCTTTCATCAAGGGACAGAATACTCTGTTCTGGGCCTCGGAGCGACTGATGCTTCGATGGAGGCTGGAGGAGAACAATGTCGATATTGATGGAGCATACAAGAATCTCGTCCCCGGAGCATGGCTGGAGTTCGATGTAAACGACCTCCGGAAGTTTAAGGTTCATAATTTCAGCCAGCGTCCTCGGATAGTCGGGGCAGCCGTGGGACGCACCAATCCACCCGCCCCCTCCACAAATTCAACAACGTCCCCTACGACAAACTCACCCCCGCAGAGCAACAGCAATGGGACGACTACATCGAACGTCATTACGGGTACGGGGGCTGGCCCAGCTAACATTAATATTAACTCCCTGTTCCATTTCCAGCGCCGGGTTATCGACCAGATGCTGGCAAATCATGGTGTAAGGGATTTGGATATTGAGGCACGACAGAAGGAATTCGGCCGCTCATCAGGCCGTCCTACCAAGCGCCGATCCATTGATACGCAGACCGAACAGCTGCGTAAGTATGGGTTTGGTTATGACCAAGACCTGTTGGTCTCTGTTACGGAGTTCGAGCCGTATAAGAATCAGCAGGATCGACTTGGCTGTGTCATAGCCCACGTTACTCGGAAGGCATACTCCGGAAAGCTGATGAACATTAGCCGGAATGACTTCCTTGAAATGTCGCGTATGACCAACGTGCTCTGTAAGGTGGTCGGTCTGAGTTTTGACGGGAACAATCGTATGTGGCTGACGCTTGAGCGCCATCCGCTGTATCGAGAGTACGCCAAGGCCCATGCTGAGTGGCTGATGAGGCCGGAAGCGGCTAAGGAATCTCCCAAAAGCAATACCCCTGAACCCGAGATTCGACCCAAGCAACACGTCTGCGAACCCGCCGACGCGGCCAACGATGATGGAGATATTAGCAAGCTTAGGTATGTTGGTCCTAGCGGTAAAGGTGTTACACTCGCTCGCTTCTTTGAACTGACGAAGGACGGGTGTGGGCACTGTGCTGCTGATCTTATGCCTGCGCAGCACCGAGAAATCCTGTGGATTGGCGATGCTCCGATATGTCTGGACTGTCAGACTGACCCTCGGAAAAGCCAAGAACTCAACATCACGAAACAGTAATAGGAGTACCTTTGAGCGCACTCGTTAAACAGCAACCACTCACTAACGTCTTTGTGTACGGAACCTTGAAACGCTTTCAACCAAACCATGTGCTCCTCGCTGGAGCTAAGTACCTCGGTCCTGCTACCTGCTCAGGTATCCTACTTGACCTAGGAATGTTCCCTGCTCTTCTGGAATGCTCCGAAGGCGGACAGAAGGTGGAAGGGGAACTATTTGAAGTCAAGGATCAGGCCATGTGGGATTCCCTTGATCGGCTGGAAGGGCATCCCAATCACTATAAGAGGATGCCAATAGAGACCTCGAATGGGTGGGCCTACACGTACATCTATCAGAGATACGACCCGAATCACCACGGAAAGTATCACCTGATTAATTACGGGAACTGGCACAAGAACCCAGCCACTACTCCGTTCCTAGGATTCCGGAAATCCATAGAAGGGATGACGCGGATCGCAGGATTGATCCACCTTACTGATGATTCCAGTGGCTTTGCTGGGCTTGTTAGTCTGTCATCTGGGGCCGTCATGACTACCAATGGAAAAGAAATGGCTCGACCACACTACGTCTACGACTACACTAATGAACGATGGGGCCTCGCTAAGAACCGTCACGGAGTAGTGGATTCGGTCATTATTCCTCCTCCCAAGAGCGTTGTTCCGGAGCTGAACACCAGCCGTCTCCCGGTAATTGTTAATACTAAACCCAAAGAGGAGCCCAAGAAGTATGTGGATGATACTGATCCCGGAGAAGAAGATATCGGAGCCGTCGTGAATGGCTAAGAAATTCAAAGTAGGAGAGAGGTTCAAATACTATGACTTCATCGTCTATGCGGACCGCGGCTCGAACTCTGCTCGCACTCTGGCTGATAATCTGTCTTGTCGCCGTTGGCGTGCAGGTATGCCTGATAGGTACAATCGTCGTCCAGCTTACTTTAAAGGCTACGGGGAGCCCATTGTGTGCAATTGGGGCACTACTAGTAGCCCTGATTGGCGCAGCATACGCGCTGCAATGGGTCGAAGCGAAGCTAAGGGGTTAATCTTAAACCCCTTCGATAAGGTCCGAGTAGCTCTCAACAAGATCGACACCTTCAAGGCACTCGATGCCGCAGGAGTACCATGCGTAAAGTGGACAACGGACAAGGAGCAGGTAAAGAAGTGGCTCCAAAGCAAGAAACAACACGCCGTATTTGTACGGAAAACGGTGACGGGACAGGGTGGTGCTGGAATCACTATCTGTACGGCTAATGCTGCTCCCAATTCGGAACTCCGTGTTCCCGACGCTCCGCTCTACACCCGGAACTACCCAAAAACTCATGAGTTCCGAGTGCATGTAGCCTTCGGCAAAGTCATTGATTTTGTTGAAAAAAGGGCCATCCTGACAGCCCAGAAGGTGGATCGGTTCGTCCGTAACCATGCAAATGGATGGACGTTTGCTCATCAACTCAGCAGGCTAACAGGTGAAGATAAAACAGTTCTGGACAAGATCGCTACGGATGCCATCAAGGCACTGGGACTCCATTTTGGTGCGGTTGATCTTCTGGCTATTCTTGATACTCCTGAGTCTGGCGGTCGCCTTAAGGGGGCTGTAGTCTGTGAGATCAATACCGGCCCCGGTCTGGAGAATACTCAGACCATTGCTGCTTACAAACAGGCATTTGAAACGTTTCATAACCAAGTACGAGGTAAGTAATCCTATGACAATTTATGTTGGACCGAAAGGGAATCAGATCATCCCCGTCGAAGTGGTCGGGAACAATGCCGGTCACTACGGGTGCCACGCAGGAACCATTAATTCCCTCGGAATTGGACTCAGTCAGATGCCTCGTTACGGGCAGGATGCATACCGATTCCGTCCTGCATGGGCCAAGGTTCTGACCGAACCAGAATGGGAGGACATGCTGGTATGGATTAAGAGAAACCTTACTCCTTATCTGAATAGCGCCGAATACACCAAACTATCCAAGCAAGTTCTAGATCAGTTCTTTGAAGGCTTGGTGGCTGCCTGCTCTTACAGCAGTTATACGATTAATTGTGTTGTGAATTACAACTGCGCTAACCGAGCCCAGACCACCTGCCTTACCTCGATGTTCGTCGAGTACCTCCTCGAAAACAAGATCGGTGCCATGATTCTCGGTCCTACCATGTTCAATTCGGCTTACGTTAGTAGGTCGTGGAACGTAGCTCCCTCCATGACACGAGCTTGTATCTGGATCAAGAAACCTAGCGAGCTTGTGTTTAAGGATGACTGTGCGGTTACGGGAATGGATACCATCCCTACCAGCACGTATCACGGGAGATCGTGGGACCAGTATCTCGACCCAACCATCAAGAGCTACAATGACTGGAATAAACACTTGAAGAAAGATTGAACTATTTCCGATTTCAGTTGTCTAAGTCTATAAAAAGTTAATTTTAAAGTTTAAAAGTTAACATAGACTTTCTTTAAATGGAGTATATCTCTTGAAACCTAGAAACTATGAACTAGATGATAGTCTATCGACGGAAGAGGCTTTCAATAGCCTCGACGACGATGAAGAAAGTTATGAGGATGACGATAGTCTCCTCCGTTCTGCTGGAGGAGACGCAATTCCTGTGAAACTTCATCATACTCACTCACGTTTCAGTGACTTCCATCCCGATAGGATGGACGGTATCCCGCTCGATGACGAGCTGGGAGACGAGATTGAGGCTGTATCTCTGGAAGAAATCCAGACACTTCTGGGTACTGATACTCCAATTTCTGGGGAAGAGGACGTAGGTTAATGAACAATAGAGAGCTTCGCCGCAGGCTGCGCAACATCCCTTACGAGTACGATGTGCTCGTCTGTGTGGAAGATGAAGATTCCCCGATTCCTGGAATCATCGTGGATCATGCTAATAAGCAGGTCATCTTGCTCCCCGAAGGACAGGCCGTTAACTTCGACTATGTTGACTTCGATCAGACTGAGTTTTTTGGTCACATCGAGTTCACCACCACAGACGAAGAGAAAGAAGAGGACGAGGAGGATGACGCCTCTCTCGATGACGACCTCGATGACGAAGACGACGACGAGGATGATGGAGTCATTGAGGGGCAGTTCACTGAGGTAGAGCCGACAGGAGGAGAGGAGAATGTCGGTTAAAAATACAACCGATGCTATCGTCTTTATAGCAGACGATCACAACTTACAGACAGGTCAGAGTGTGTCTACACTATGTCCTTTCTGTCGTGGAGGAGCCACTAAGGAACGCTCGTTCTCTGTGGGAGTAATTCCTGCTGGTGTCTGGTACAGGTGTTGGAGAGCTAAGTGCGGGGAGAAGGGGCTCATATCAGCTAACGGTACTCGCACCATTGCTCACACTATCAGTGGAAGCTCTCAAGCTGATGTAGACCGACACAAGCACGACGAAATGGTTGAGTACCAAATTGAGAGGTTGCCCTCTCCTGATGAGCAGAAGTTCCGAATACAGGCGTATGACGGACGAGTTAAGGGAGTGCATCTACGCCACAAACACGGTGCCCGAATTACCCACCTAAAGACAGGAGAAATAGCTGGAGGATTTTTCTTTCCAGAGAGTCCTAACGACCACAAAGGGCCCGTAGTCGTAGTGGAGGACCCGATATCAGCAGACGCTGTATCTGTCTATACACTGTCTTATTGTCTGTTCGGGACCAACTTGTCGGAAGATAAGATTGCCGAAATAGTCGCCGCCTGCTACCCACGACGATCTATCTGGCTTTGTTTGGATAAGGACGCTACTGTTAAGGCAGCGGAGTATGTCCTAAAGTACCGATTCATTGCTCCAAACCTTAAACTTATGCCCATCCAGAAAGACCTTAAGCACTGGTCAGATGAAGAATTGAGGAAGTTTATCTATGGCTAAAGCTGCTAAGAAGATTGTCCCGAGGCTGTACAATGAGGTACATGAGCTGTTCCTTGGAGGGATGGACTCCAATTGCTACATGACTGTGATTGGGGAGTTTGCGAATGGTCATGAGGGGATGAAGGACTTCCCCGGCAAACGACTCACTAACAATGAATGGTTGGCAGTCTGCAAGAGGTCCTGCTTTCGAGAAGGACTGGCTTTTTTCGGCGGAACTAAAGATACTATTAAGGACGAATATCCTTTCGGGCAGGAGGCGTTCCGTAAGTTCCTTGAACGGAATGGAGTCAAGGTCCATAAGTCCGAGAGCAAGTACCACGTCGGTTATCTGTGCAACTTGACTCAGGCTTTTATTGACAAAGTGAAGTCCGCGAATCCTGCCGCACATTACAGAGACGATCCTGCGTATGATTGGGAGTCCGATCAGAGTTACTTCTAAGAGGGATAGATGGAACAAAAGCTAATTCAATCAATCATTCAGTCCCGAGACGCATGGGAGGAGATTCTTAGTCTTGTTAACCCGGAGGACCAGTTTACCGCAGAGACCCGTTTCATATTTGATTCGGTTGGAGAGTACTATACTCTGGACCCGGATGCAAAATTCGTGGATCGTGAACTTCTGTGTTCACAGATTAAACGAAACATTAGTTCTGAAAAGCGAGCTAACCGCATCATTGGCGTGGTCCAAAGCGTACCTACTGAAACTGTTTCTGCAATTAATGTAGTCAAGGAGTTGACGGACCTCAAACGGTCTAATCTAGCCATTAAGTTGGCTGGCATGCTAGCTCAAGGGGACCAAGACCCTGAGCAGATTGTTAAGATGATGGACGAGTACAAGTCCCTAGATTTCGGCAAGTCCGGAGGAATTGAGGGAGTTGAAGTACTGTCTGGGGTTAATGTTAAAGATTTGGTACAGGAGCACTTCGATGGAAAGAACCTCATCAAGCTCTGGCCCAAGGTCCTCAATGACCAGTGCGACGGAGGAGCCAAACCCGGCCACCATATACTCGTCTTCGCTCCCACCGAAATGGGCAAGACGCTTTTTGCTATCAACCTTGTATACGGATTCATCCGGCAAGGACTACGAGTACTCTATATCGGTAATGAGGACCCTGCTGCCGATATCTACATGCGATACGTGTCGCGAGTTAGTGGGCGTAACAAGTTCGAGGTTATCAAGGACCCAGATGGAACGCAGAAAGTACTGGAGGAAAAGAATTATGGACTCCTTACGCTCGTGCCCCTCGCACCGGGAAACTTTACCCAGATCAATAAATTGGTAGACAAATATGAACCAGCAGTCGTCGTCCTTGACCAACTTCGTAATCTCGATGTGCGAAGCGAGGGACGCACTCAGCAACTTGAAAAAGCTGCGACAGAGGCTCGGAACCTCGCAAAGTCTAAAGCGATACTTGTCGTCTCCGTCACGCAGGCAGGAGATTCGGCGTCTGGTAAACGAGTCCTGTCTCGTGGCGATGTCGATTCGTCGAATGTTGGCATCCCCGGACAGGTTGACCTTATGCTTGGGTTGGGAGCAACGGAAGACGAGGAGAAGCGGAATGTCCGAGTGATATCTCTCCCGAAGAACAAGCTGTCAGGCAAGCACGAACACATCGTAGTATCCATTGATCCAACCACATCGAGGGTAGTTGAATGATAAAGACAGTACAGCTGACTCCCAGCAACAGGTGTATGTTCTTTCAGAAGCGAATGGGTGGTAAATGAGCGATTTCAAGACTAGAGAAGAGTGGCTCACCTATCGAGCCCGTAAGCCCAAGCGGATTACGTGGGTCTTTGTGAGCGTTAAACCTGATCCTCGCCATGCGGGAGAGTTCATTGGAGCTACCTACAAGGCCAATCGTACCAAGCACAAGAATAATAAGTGGGTGATGAAGATTGAAGCACGAAACAAGCAAAGAGCTGCCAAGCTGGCTGCTCGAAAAGGACCCGTGGAAACGGTATCTATCTGACAACTACTTCGTCTTCGACCTAGAGACTACTAACCTAGACTATGGCTTTGCAGGAAACCCCAAGAATCGTCTACTCCTCGCCACGGGAGTCGGTCCAGACGGAGAAGTTTGGCACCATTGGGGCGGGGAGTTTGAACAGGAAGACCTCCTTGACCGTATCTCTAAAGCCGATTTTATTGTATGCCAGAATGCGAAGTTTGAACTACAGTGGCTTGAGAGAATTGGTTACCCAACGCACACTCTCGTGGTCTGGGACACCATGCTCGGGGAGTACGTCCGGCTCGGCAACAGACGAGGAGGTAAAGACCTAGACTCTCTCTGTAAGCGGTACAAGGTTCCTACCAAGAATCCGCTAGTCAAGAAGTTGATGGATGCCGGAGTGTGCCCTAGCACTATCCCGGCTAAGTGGCTAGAAGAGTATGGCCGTGGAGACTCTGCCAATACTCGGGAAGTATTCCTCCGACAACGCGAGGAATTGTTAAAACTTAAACTTCTGCCCGTTCTCTTTACTCGGTGTCTGGTAACTCCAGTACTGGCTGAGATTGAGATGCGGGGGATGCACGCAGATAAGGAGGCCGTTGAACGTGAGTATCAAGCGACTCTACAGAGTTACCAAGAGGCAGAAGCAAGAGTCCGCGCTCTTGCTGGTGGAATCAACTTTAACTCTCCTAAACAAGTCGGATGTTTCCTTTACGACACGCTCCTATTCCCGGAACTTCAACTTCGTAACGGAGACCCAGATAGAACAGACGCTGGAGGCCGTCGTACAGACGAAGATGCGATTAAAACTCTTAAGGCAACTACTGAGGCCCAACGGACTTTCAAAGAAGCATATCTCGCAGCTAAGCCTCTTGTAAAGAAACTTGACACCTTAACCAAGCTCCGAGGCTGCTGTGCCGAGGACGGAGGAATTCTGTATGGCAACATTAACCAAGCTGTTACCCAAACTCACCGCACATCAAGTTCCGGTAAGAAGTGGAAGCTTCAGTTCCAGAATTTTGACCGAAGTCTTAAGCAGGTGTTTTCCGCGAGGAATCCTGACTGGCTCGTTGGAGAAGCAGATAGTGCGTCGCTTGAATTCCGAGGGGCTGGGCACCTTGGAAAAGACCCGGTTATTCAAGCAGACCTACGAAAAGGTGTTGATCCACACCTATTTACAGCAACGGTTATCTTTAAAACAGTCGCTGAAGCCGTCTCTGCCGAACTTCGCACCCAAGCGAAACCCTTCACCTTCAAACCCCTATACGGAGGAATGAGTGGAACTCCTGACCAAGTTCGATACTACCGAGCATTTCGGCAGAAGTACTCGACACTGTTTGATGCGCAAACTGGCTGGACTTACGAGGTACTCACGACAGGGAAACTTGTTACAGAGTGGGGGCTCATCTTCTATTGGCCTAACACTACAATCTCCAAGAGTGGGTACATATCGAATACGACGAGTATCTTTAATTACCCCGTCCAATCCTTTTGCACCGCTGAAATTGTACCTATGGCCTTGGTGTTCTTTTGGCACCGGATTAAAAGGATGGCTCTGCGACTTTTTCTGGTTAACACCGTCCATGATTCAATTATCGCGGAAGTCCCGCCAGATGAAGTCGATGTTTTCAGGAACATAGGTAACAAGGCCCTGACGGAGGACGTCTACAACTACTTGGTTAATAACTATCACATCCATCTTACCGTCCCTCTAGGAGTGGAGACTAAGGTGGGTCCCTATTGGTCTAAAGGAAAGGCAGAGAAATATGAGTATGATACCGACTCGAATTAAACGAACTCGAATTAAACGAAACGCCATCAAATGTAACCACTGTGGTCATGTTTTAGAAAGTACTCACGTCCATGATTTCAGAACTCACTACTGCGACCAAGCTCCGAAAGTACCTCAGAGACGCTGGGTCCTTACACCGGAAGGCCCATACTCTCAGGCGCTCGTAGAGACAGGGGAACTTGAAGCTCCTATGATTATGGTCGATGGAGGGAAAGAATATCTCCGAAGAGGAGGCTCTCGGAACGACTATACAGACATTTCAGAGTATGAATGATGATTTATTTCACAAGTGATACACACTTCGGACACTCAAACGTCATCAAATACTGTAATCGGCCCTTTGATAATTCCGCGCATATGGAGCAAGAACTAATTTTTAGATGGAACAGGAATGTATCCCCAAACGATACGGTGTACCATCTAGGAGATTTCGCATTCTGTAAGCCGTACGTGGCCAAAGACATAATCTATAAGCTTAACGGAGGCATCAAACTTATTCCGGGAAATCACGACAGTAGACAGTTTCTCGGAGTTTTGTATGAAATACCAGCAGATAAAATTGAAGTTCTAAGTAGGTACGAGGAACTAAACTATAACGGAAGGAAGTTTGTTCTGTGTCACTATCCTATTGAATCTTGGGCCAACATGTCGCACGGGAGCATTCATTTGCACGGGCATTCTCATGGAAAAAGTCGCTCCCAGCCCGGTCGCTACGATGTAGGGGTAGACGCTAAGGAGACCGGAGGGGCCCCTGTCTCCATAGACGTGGTGCTAGAGTGGTACGCTAGTGCGGGCAAAGTATCTCGGCCGGAGCACGTCGTATAAATTAAATTGAACTTTTTCCGTCGAGAACTGTCTAAGGAGAGCATGACAAAGAAAACTCTCTATATAGTTACATGGCACGATGCATGGGGTGGTAGTGCCTGGAGGAACAAATCGGAGATAGACCATAGCCCACTCCGAGTAGTTACTGTTGGGTTTCTAAACAAACGAGATAAAATAGGAATCTCGTTGTTCTCCCGAACCGACGAAAACGATGTAGTCGGGAATATATCATTCATTCCGAATGATATGATTGTTAAAGTACAAACTGTTAAAATTAAGGTTTAAAAATAAGAATAAATGTCGATTAAGGGTGTTGTTTCTAAGGTTAGCTCCAACCATTACAATAACAAGGAGCTTTGGTCTTTCCGCCTGCGAGGCGATAACAACTACTACAATACTGGTGAGATCAAGCCTCATGTGCTTGAGGGCCAGTCCATCGAGTTTGAGACTAAGCTCTCTCCGTCTGGCAAGCATACTGCTCTGCTGGATACGGTCCGAGAGTGGAAGCCGGACTCTGACGTTCCCCTGACTAATACTCCTGTTCGTGGCTTCGTGAAGTCCTTCAAGAAGGACCCGGACAAGGATTTGTATTGGGCGAACAAGGAAGCGCGAGACATTAAGAATGACAAGCTCCGGGAACTGGGAGCAACGCGCAATACAGCCATTTCCTTTGTTGAGCTGTTGGTGAAGGTAGACGGCCTAAAGTTGCCGGCTGCCCAGAATAAGAAGGAGGAAGTACTCTTCGAGGCAGTTAATCATTACACGGAAAAGTTCCTTAAGGGACACTCTGAGCCAGAAGCTACTGGTGAAGAGCAGATAGGTAGTCCGACGACTACTGGCGAGCCTGATGAGAGCTGGAGCTAAGATGGAGTATACTCGTCTAAGTGATACCATCCTTGAGACAGGGCACTATGAACTGTTCAAGGGCATCGGTAATGAGCCTCAGAAGCTCCCCAAGTATCTCGTTCGTAACAAGACTCACGATGTAATTGAGTTCGAGAATGAGAGCCTCTACATGGCTCGTGGGTGGATGGAGTTCTTCGATCCAAAGATCGCGAACCCTATGTCTGAATCGGACATGGACATTCAGGAAGTAGACTTCCCTGAGAACGTAGTTCCTCTCAAACCAAACTAAACCTCTCTGTGAACCAGACGCGTGGCCCCGGCGATACGGGGCATTCTTATCTCAGGAGGTATTAAAATTAAACCTATTCTACTAATCGACGGGGATATTCTTCTCTACCGTTGTGGATTTGCCGCAGAGAAGACTAAGTATCTTGTGCTGTTCGACGATGGCGGCTTTGCTGAATTTGATAATGCTAAAGATGCCAAAGCGGACGTAGACGCAAATACTAAACAAGGCGAACCTTTCAGCGGACCTACTCTGTGGTCTCGGAAGGAAATCCAACCTGTCGAGTTCGCTTACAATAACGTAAACACGGTACTGGAATCTCTCGTTGCTAGGTTCGATCCGTCCGATGTTCGTATCTATCTCTCGGATGATGTGGTCTTTCGTAACCAGATCGCTACGACTAAGCTCTACAAGGGCAACCGAGACCCTAACCACAAGCCCAAACACTACAAAGCTATTAAGGAGTTTCTTCTTGGAAAAGGAGCAATCATCAAGCCCAACTGGGAAGCCGACGATGCCATTGGTATTGAAGCTAGTCAACCAGACGGACAACGACGAATCATTGTCTCAACTGATAAAGACTTGGACCAAATCGCTGGCGAGCACTACAACTGGGTCACGGGTGAGTTGTATGATGTCTCAAAACGGGCTGGCGATGTATATCTATTCAGCCAGCTGCTCACTGGCGATTCCACTGACAATATTCCCGGACTTCCTGACATGGGACCCGTCAAAGCAAGAAAGCTTCTTGATGGAGCAACTTCTCGCAAAGAACTTTACGCTCGTGTTAGAGGAGCCTATGAAGAGTCAGTCGTGGCCAAGGGACGAAATGTACGTGACTATTTTGCTGAACAAGCCCAACTCGTCTTCATCCTAAGACATGATGCGCAATCGTGGTCCAATTACGAGGCAAAGATTAATGGAACTAGCTGAGATAGACACAGATGAACTCGACTCTAGACTCTTTCCGGGAGTCACTCCGGGAGAAATTCGTACTTACAGCGGTCTACACATTGATCCGTTTAAGCCTAACTTGGAGTCTATTAGCATTATCGACATTGCCCATGCGCTCTCAAATAGTTGTAGGTATGGCGGCCACTGCCCTAGATTTTATAGCGTTGCTGAACACAGCTGCTTTGTGGCAGATCTTGCTGAACTGGAAGAGCGAGGAATAGCGTACCTCCGAGCAGCCCTGCTGCATGATGCGGAGGAAGCATATCTGACTGATATCCCTACCCCGATCAAGCGCCAGATGCCTGAGTATACTGCCCGAGGAGACCTTCTCCGAGAGGCTATTTTCGATAGGTTTAAGGTAGGATATGAGGCGTATGCTGCTATTAAGCCATATGACAGGGATGCTTATGAACTCGAACGTAAGTTCCTGTGGACCAAGGAATATGTACCTTTGACTCCAGAAGTAGCTAAGCAGCAGTTCTTGAATCGCTGCGTGGAGTACGGCATTGGCTCGACGAAAGCGCTCTAAGCACCCCGCTCTCCGCAGTAAGCTCGAAGAACGAATCAAAGAACAACTAGACAAGGCTAAGCTAGATTATGAGTATGAAGGATACACCATCCCCTATCGAACAGCTGTACGCGGAGGTGTGTGCGGGGAATGTTCCTGCAAACGTGTATACCAGCAACGACGGTACCTGCCGGATTTCAGCTTTCAAGACCGGAGTATCGTACTTGAAGTTAAAGGATACCTCCCCGGACCTCAACGAACTAAAATCTTGGGAATTCGAGAAGGGAACCCAGACCTTGATTTTCGCATGGTCTTCGGGTCGGACAACAAGATTGCCAAGTCAAGCAGCACCCGATACTCAGACTGGTGCAAGCAACACGGCATCCCTTACTGTATCCGAACCATCCCCGATGATTGGATTAGAGACTTCGGTGGCGTTAAAGTTTGACACTACGAAACCTAGACTAGACTTGCTGCCTACTCAGCCACTAATAGAAGTTGCTGAAGTACTTACATTTGGTGCTAAGAAATATGCCGAATACAACTGGGCAAAAGGAATCTCCTACAGCCGTCTTTTCGGTGCGACAATGCGCCACCTGTGGGCTTGGTGGGTGGGAGAGGACAACGATAGTGAGACTGGCAAATCCCATCTTGCCCACGCAATTTGCTGCCTCTTGTTCGCGTTGCAATACAAAACTTCGCGCCCAGAGTTTGACGACAGGCCCATAAAGCACTATGCCCCGAAAACTTCAAACTAAATGGAAGTTAATTAAAGAACGATACAATCTAACTCAAGAACAGTACGAGAGGATTCTCGAAGAACAAGGAGGAGGATGTAAGTTTTGCGGAAAGTCACATATATTGTATGTAGATCACTGCCATGAAACTAAACGGGTCCGAGGCATTCTGTGCCCTGCCTGTAACACTCTGACTGGCTTTGTTGAAAAGTACTGGGACATGATCCCTGACGTATTCGATCATATAAGAAATATAACAAATGCCAAAAATTTTAATGCTTGACGTGGAGACTGCGCCAGCATTGGCGTATGTCTGGAGACTGTTTAAGGAGAACATCGGAATTGACCAAATCGTTGCCCCCAGTCGAATCATCTGCTGGTCAGCCAAGTGGTACAAAAAGAAAGGGACCTTCTTTGAAGCTGAGTGGAACGACGATAACTTTCTCCAAGGACTTCATAACCTCTTGTCAGAGGCTGATGCAGTCATCACCTACAACGGTGGACGGTTTGATATGCCGAAGATTCTTGGAGAGTTTGTCCGAGGCGGACTACCTCCGGTCGCTCCTATACCGAATATCGACCTCTACAAAACCGTCCGAGGTCTTGGTTATGACTCTGGAAAGCTCGCTTATATCGCCCCCATGTTCGGAGTCGGAACCAAAGTAAAGTCCGGAGGATTTGAGCTTTGGAAGAAAGTGCTGGAGGGCGATCCTAAAGCACAGAAACAGATGGAGACCTACAATAGACGAGACACTACACTCCTCCAAGGAGTCTACGATAAACTCAGACCATATATCAAAAATCACCCTCACGTGGGATCAGGCGTACGATCTGAATGTCCTACTTGCGGAAGTAATCATGTCCAGCGGAGAGGGGTACGACGTACCCGGCTTTATTTCGTTGAGAGACTGCACTGTCAAAGTTGCGGTGGATGGTCTGACGGTAAGCGTGCGAAAGTAAATAAAGATGGAAAATAATAAGATGGCCTACGAAGCTACGGATGAAGAGATTAAGATGATTGAGGATGGAGACATTGTGGCTCTACTCAAGAGTGAGATGCGTAAGCAGGGATTTACTACTTACGTAGATGTGGATGGAATCGAAAAACCCCTGTAAGGAATATATGAAGAAGAAAGGCAAAGGTAAGACTAAAAAGAAAGGCTGCTAAGTAGCCTTCTAGCGAACAAAATAAAGCCCCCTTCCTCTCGCGAGGTTGGGGGCTATTTGCGTTTTTGGGGGTTTAAATTTTAAAGTCTATAGGCTAATACTTGTGGTTCAGGTCTACTGCAAAGTTCGTTCCATATCTAGCCCAGTCCTGAGTTAGACGAGCACCAAGTTTAGTGAACCTCGTCTTACGCCTCCATTCCCAGCAACACATCCATTTGTAGCTAGACACTGTATGATTGCCTTTAGTCTCGGATTTAACCTTAGAAGGATCAACTTTAAACAGCCCAATAAAGCGGAGATTAGAGGTCTTGTTGCGCCACGCTGCCCAGAGCCACCTACGCTTAAAGGTACTCATGTTTGGGTGGAGTGCCAAGGACTTTGGAGAGTCGTAACCTTCCTGCTGATTACCCCACAACCATAGCCAGCGAGGGGCAGAGAAGATATCCTTAGTCCCAGTAATATCTTTCTGTACCTTTCCATATTTAATTGCCAGAGGAACCACAGCCAGACCCAAAATATCCAGTGGCAGAGACACAGCCCACCACACAGCAGCCTGTACTATACCTGCGAGAGCTTTAAGTATCACTTTGATTGCGCCTCCAGAGTCGAATGCCATAAGTTGCATAGAAAATAGCCTGCACCAGAAGCTGGTACCAGATAGGGGTATTGGAGAACGAAGCAAACCCATCCACCACATACTTTGCCGTACCCGGAATAAATGCCATAACCAGCGGAATAGATACTACAATTAGGGTATACTCATCTTTCCAGCTGGTAGCTGCCTGTTTAGCGAACTCCATTTCCCATGCAGCATCCGCCGCCAGTCCTTGGCGAGCGAGTTCGGCCTGTCGTTCGTACATGGCCTTCTTAACTTCCAACTCACCTTGATGCTCAATAGACTTCAGTTCTTGTCGTCTATTGAAGTAGTCCCCAATGGGCTTAAGTACCCCACCAATAATATCACTCAATCCCATCTGTAATTACTCCTAGTTTATTTGCGACTTCGAGGAATTCAGGTCCGTGACTTTCCCAGTTCTGTACGCCTGTCTCCTGCAAGTATTGATGCACCATTTCGTGAAGCATCGTATCCTGCAACAATTCCGGATTGCCATGAAGACGAGCAGAAATACAAATCCTAGCTGCCTCACTGGACTCAGTTACCGAGTAATAACCGTAGTACCGCCTAGCGCGGGTGATTCGGATAGGTATTTCTTTGAGTTTTCCATGGAAATGTTTAACATTTAAAGTTTCCCACAAAGATTGAAGTGCTGCTACCTTGAAGGGAGCTGCCTTTAAGAAACCTCGGGAGGCCATTCTCCTGTCTCCATCATTCTGGCCAATCGTTCTGCTCTCTTGCCCACCTGCTTAGCCCATTTAGTAGAGCGCATGTTAGTAGCAGCGTTAGTGTACATGCCGCTAGTTACCTGCTCTACAAACAAAGGCCAGCTATCTAGACTGCCTAGATTGAAACACATATCCCAGATTACGGCATAGCGTACTTCATCTAGAGGATGCGCCCACGAGGGCGGCATGTGCTTAGCCATATCGAAGTCGAGGAGAGTATAAGCGGTAGCTTCGGTAATCGTGTATCCAGCCCAGTCCGTTCCTTTAGGCAATAGGTGTCCTACTCCAATAGTCCAGTAGCCTAGACTGTCTTTATATGCTTCCAGTCTAATACCTTCATGGAGCTTAATCAGTTCTCGGACTTTA